GTTAAATCTGGATTTATATTAACAAGAACTTTAATACTAGAATGAGTGTCGCCAATAGAAACAATTGTAGTAGTAACACCAGATGTTACAGGCGAACTCTTTGTTTCTATAGTTGCAACTCCACCAATACTTGTTGTGCCGGTTCCAAGGAAATTATCATTTAGGTTATATGAGAAAATGCTAAGGTCATAATCATTAACAGAGAACCTTGTTGGATAGAACTGTAGTTGAGCATCAGAACCAGATATTGCAAAATCAAATGATCCTTGATCATAATAAGTTTCAACTCTACCATATTGATTTAAATATCCACGAGATCCGTCATGCAATAAGTCAACAATCATTAATTGTCTTTGAGCATTATATCTCTTATCTCTCACATAAGTTATGTACTTTTGAGATCTAACATCACTTAGACTAAAAGTATCAACTATACTAAATGGATTTGCCCTTGGATTGCTATTAAACTGACTACTAATATCATCTATTGAGAGAACTCTGTTCCCAACGGATTCAAAATAATCAGTAAGAATTCTATTAGAGAAAACTATTTCGTCAGATACAACTTTTGAACTTTGATTAAGATTATTTTCAGTTACAATATCAAATCCATAGACACAATTTAAACTTGCGAAACCATCAATATTATTAACTATGCTCATATTTGTGGAATTTGTTGAAAGTCCAACAGACATAGAATTTTCATTTCTAGTCTCTAATTGATAATCAGAGAATTTTTTATAACCTAAAGTATGATTTTGAGAGGAAACAACATCATTCCAATCATCATATGCGACTTTAGATTTCAAAGAATATGAGAAATTTTGATAATATAAATTATCTTGAAGTTTTTGCAATTCAAAATTTAATTTTCCAAAATCTTCTTGCCATCCCTGAATAACCTTTGAAGTTGCTCCCAAATCAATAAAAGATTCAAATGATGTAATTGAAGATGCAATTCCTTGAACTTTAGAATCTGATCCTCGAATAACTTCACCAACAACAAAATTATCATTAGATGAAACTACTAAAGTTGTGATTTTAGAATCCCAATCTTGAACAATTCCTATTGCAGAATCTGATATGATAGTTTCACCATCTATAAAGTTTTTTGTTTCTAAGAAACTTTCAAAAGTTGGAAAATGTTTTGATGCAAGAATTTTGCCAGAAGAATTAACAGAACTAAAAGTTCCTGGAAACTCCCCACCAGCAAATAATCCAGACATGCTGTAAGTCACACTTCCTATTCCACCAAGATTTTCAGTAATCCCTGTTACATCAAATAACTTATAATCATATTCAGAAGAGTTGTATCCCTTTCCAGTAGATCCTACACCGACACTAATTCCCTCTACAAGGACCCTATCTCCAATCGCAAAGGGAAATGTATTAACAGTACTAAATCCAACGGATAGAGAAGCAGTAACTGTTTTAGTTGAAGAATCAAATACTAAATTATCAATTCCAACTCCAGCACCACTTTGTGTTGGTATAATTGTTGGATTGGAATTGCTCATCCCATTCGTATTTTTGAGAATTTCTACTTCAGATTTTCCAATAGTAACTTTCAAATTAACGTCAGTTACTTCTTTTCCAGTTGTTCCATCCAATACTACAAGTTTAGGAGGAATTGAGAATCCTCTACCAAACGAAGTAATCCCAACACTATTAAATGATGCTAAAGAATTTATTTTGATAGATTGTGGCAAAAGAATTCTTGGATTTAATGTTGGATCTGATGGCAGATTGAATCCAATGTCATCTAGAGACATTCCCTTTAAAGAACCAATTTTCGAACTCTTAGCTTCTAAAATAGCACCATTACCACCAAGAGTGTTAACTGTTGTGATACCTGGTAGTGAGTAATAATTTGTACCCTCATTGTTAAGTTCAACTTTTGCTATTGGTCCATAAGTATGAGTACAATCAGTTTCATAAGTAACTAAAGATGTTGTATCATAAGATAGTTTTTCTGGAATATTTGCAAGTGGGTATGTAAATGTAGTTGTTGTTCCTACGGTAATGGTATGTTTGCCATTATAAAGACTTTCTCTAGAGAAAAGAGTATTTCCAGAAATAACTTCATTGTCTGTATAAATTTCTACTTTTGATGTAGGAATATCACCTTCATATAATGGAGTTAAATTGTAATATAGTTCGGTTGGAGTATTTTCATTAACAAATAACTCTGCTTTAGCACCGACTGTTCCAACAATTCCCTGTCTAGACAACTCAAATGTTTCACTTTCATTAGATTTTTCCCATTCTTTAGTAAAGTTTTTATCAACATATAAATCAAATTTAAATGCTGGATAAGATGTTCCTTGTTGAGTATAAGAGAGTGAAGGATCTGATAAATCAAATGTTACTGTGGAATTTTTATATAGTTTTACTAAAGGTGATATTGGATTAATAGTACCAAGTGATGCACTAGTTATTCCTACAACATTTGGTTTTATCTGAGTAGAATCATAATAAGTATTTGATAATTTAATTCTATTATCATCAACTCTTACAACATAGTAAAATCTATCACTAGAAAGTCCTACAGAAGAAACTTCTGAAGTATGGATTATCTTATCACCTGTTTTAAATCCATGAGAGTTTATAGTTATAGTATTATCTGTTGTATTAACTCCTACAGTAGAGAATCCTACAGGATTTACTACCAACCTTCTATTAAAATCATTATAAGTAAGAGTTACAATTCCAGTATTTTGTGGATTGACATTGACAAAGATATTATGTGGTGAACTTAATCCATGAGTTCCTGCAGTTGAAACAGTAACTAAGTTTCTCCTTATATCACCAGTAATTACATTATAATTTGTTTTAAAACTATGAGTATTCCCAGTTCCAACACTTCTAAAGAATAAAGTGGTTGAGAGGGTATTTGCAAGACCTACAAACGTCCCTGTTGTGCCTAGTCCAACTCTTATAGTAGCAATTCCAATTAAGTCGTCAGTAATCTTTGCGACAAATAAATTTGTTCCATCTGAAAGAGTAGTCCCAATTCCAACGTTAGTTTCATCTTGTACAATTATCCCAGAACCCTTAACAGATCCTATTCCTGTAGAATACGTTACTTGATCTCCAGTCTTCAGATTATGACTTGGTAGATAAAGTGCTTTACTCTGAACAAAGACTGAAGTAACTGCAGCACCAGGATTAGAGAAGGAAATTGTTGTTCCGATACCAACTCCAGCAGTTGTTCCTAATCCTACAGTTTCTGCAGGATCAAAATAAATCTGTTTATTAAGAGAATAAGAATAGTCTGTCTTAAATCCAGAATTAATTTTTAATTTTCTAGGTATCTCGTAAATAAACTTTCCTATAGTATGAGAAGATCCAACAGTAGTATCAACTGCTCTTAGAACTCTAATTCTAGAATTTAAAGAATCAACATTCAGAACCTTAACTCTTTCAGTTCCTACAATTAATGTATCATTTTCTCTAATGCTTGGATAATTTAAATCTCCAGAAACTCTAAAATATGTTACTATTCCTGTTATATTCGTATTGCCAATAGAAACTCCTGTGGTTCCTACTCCAGCAATTGTTAATCTATTCGTTTTTATACCAACATTATAAGATCCTTCAATACCAGAAGATGTCGTAGATAATCCAGAAATAGAAATAATATCAAGAGGTTCAAAATTATGAGGATTATCTGAGAAAATTAAATATTCACCTTTAGATTGTCCTGGATATACTTCAATACCTTCAATAACACTTGAAGCTACACTTATATTATTAACAGATCTTCCTTTTATTCTTGTTATCTTTGCAGATACTCCCTGTCCTTGAGTTTCATTATTATTAAAGACTAAAGTTTCATTAACTCTATAATTTGACCCTCCAGTGACAATCCCAATACTATCAATTGAACCAAAAGAAGTTGCATTAATAGTTGCCGTTTGATTTAACTTATTAGGAACATAAAAATATGGATATGATAAATCATCCTCAATAGTATTCAATGGTTGCGTATTTCTACGCCAATCTTCGGAAATACTAAAAGAATCATAGTTTGATTGTGGATTGAAATTAAAGGTATTGGGAATACCTTTGTAATTATTACCAATTACATAAGGAAATACTGGTTTACGATTTTTTTCAAAAATTCCTGATGATTCTGAGAACTTGTCGTTAATAGTAACAAAATATGCATATGTTCCTTTTGGAAATTCTGGAGTTATACAAAATCTTCCATTGTTCTCATCAAGAATACCATTGTCAGAAACTTCTTTATGATTGTAGTCTTCAATAAAAAATCCTTCAGGAAAAATTGATGTAGGAGGTCTATTATCTTTTAAATTAATACTATATCCAGATCTCATTTGAGAAACTACACCACCATTCAAATTTGAATATCCATACGGACCATATATTGGATATCCATCATATGCAAATCCTAAAATAGGAGAATGTTTTGTAGATGGTACTTCTATACCATTAACCTTTCTGAGATCTTTCTCTCCATATGAGATATTTCCTTCTTGATCTGAAGCAAAAACTGTTTCTCTAAGTTTCCTTGATGCATATAAATGAGAATACTGGAGTCCGAAATCTTTCGATTTTAATCCAGATATAATTATTCCATCATCTTGAGAGAAATATGGATAATATTTTTCAAATAAATTTACTCTCCAGTTTTGTATATTTGCTTTAAATACTGGCAATTCTTCAGTAGATCCAGATGGTATAACATTAATAACAGTTAACCCAAAATCATCCGAGTATCCAATACCAGGTTCAACAATTTTAACGTCGGTTACTGATCCATTTTCTAGAATTGGAACTAAAACAGCTCCCACTCCATCACCAACAACATCTAAATCTGGTGCAGAAAGATATCTACTCCCAGATTTTTGAATTATGACTTCAACTATCTTTCCACTAACAACTATTGGTGTAAGTTGGCAATCAGATCCCGATTCAAGTTCGACTGTAGGTTGTCTATCTAAGTTTAGAACTTCAGAAGATCCATATCCAACTCCATTATTCTCAAGGTGTATAGAGGTTACTGTTCCTCTTACAATAGGTTGGAAAGAACCTTTGAAGGTCTCAGTTCCAATGGAGGATATACCAACATTTCCTGATAAGATAATTGTGATATCTGAATAGTTGAAGTTATGAACTCCTGTTCCTACAGAAGTCATATTAACATATTGTCTTGTTCTGGTATAGAACTCTCTATCACTTGAAACTCCAACTTGCGAAAGATGGAAAGAATCTTTATTGACTGCTGTTACATAATATTCAGTATCTACAGATAATCCAGAAACCGGAGTTCCTGTGCAGGTATATTTTACTTTTTCGCCAGTTTTGTAATCATGGTCTACAATTGTTACGGAGTTGGATGATGTATCAATTCCTACTGAAGTACAAGTTCTTTTTTTGTTTTCATAATTAGAGCCACCATTAACAACATTAATTGCACTGACTATAGATTTTTTATTTACTGTTTCTAAAGAATGTTTTCCAATACCATAATCAGTTAAAAATACGGTATTAAGACCTGAAATTGCATCTGCTTCATTTTTATGCAATCTAATAGTTACATTATCCAGAACTGAAACATAATATGCAGAATCAGTAACTATTCCAACAATTGCACTTTGAGATTGTGTTTTATATAAAACTTGCTCGGCATTTCTAAATTTATGATAAGTGGTAAATCCAATTCTAGATTGAGTAGATGCTGTTCCAACAACAACTTTATTAGAAGCTATATCTGCAAAAAACTCAACTTTATGATCAACTAATTTCATGCTGGCTTGAGCTATAGCACCTGATCCATTGCCACCTTCAATTTTAATTGTTGGGGTATTTGTATAATCAAATCCAGGATCTATGATTCTAACTTCTTTTAATGATCCAGAAACTGCTGCATATCCTGTTGCACCTGTTCCAACTGCGTCTGAAATAATCAAGTTGGGAATATTGATCACATCGATGTTTGTTCCTTCAGATAATACATCAATTGTATCAATTTTTCCATATTTTATTACATCTTTTCCTTTATAATTTAAAATTTCTACACCATTAACAAACATACCAGTTAATCCTGGTTCAGTTTTTGTTAAAGTTCCATCATTAAGAGGTTCGGTTATTTTTCTCAATAACTTTTGGGGACCTAAGGTTTTGCCATAAAATTCAAAAGGTCTTATGGTGCTATTAGAAACTTTTGTTGAATTATCTAAAGAGATAAATTTTGAATTAAAGATATCATTTCTACTTTTTGCAAATTTGACATTTGATCCATTAACTCTTTTTACAAAATAAAGTCCATCATCAAATAATGCAGTATCTCTAACTTTTCTGGTATCACTACTACCACTATCATTGATAAAAGTTTCATCAACTAATTGTGCTTCATAATAAACAGAATCTCCAGTGTAAAATCCATGCTCTATTCCAGGAGAAATTTCAAACTCATCACCAAGAAAAGTTCCTGAGAATTTAAAAACTCTAGCAGACACATTTAAGGGTTGAGAATCATAATGTGGTATTGATGGAGAAGAAATTAAATATTCTCCAGATTCATTCTTATAAACATTATCAATATCAGTAGAATATATTTGTGATAATGGATATGTATTAGAAGAAACTTTTTGAATTCTTCTTTGAATTGTATATACAGCATCAGTATTTAAAACCCCCTGACCACGTATAGAAAACGTTTTTTCTCCAGTTACTGATACAATTTTAGTTTCTTTCCTTATACCATTTAAAGCAATTTCTGCATTATCTCCAGATTTAAATTGATTAGGTAAGTTTAAAGTTACTTTATAGGTATTATTTGAAGAGTCTATTAGTTCAAGAGTTTTGATTTTATAAATTGGAGAGACATTATAAAACCATTTACTTGTTTTATAATTTTTCTCAGAAATTCCAAGATTAGTTACATTAACTTTTCCACCTGTTAATAAATTACGTGTATTATTTGGAATATTAAAAGAACTTAAAACAGAATTAACTCTTACTTGAATAATCTCATCTTGATCTAATTTAGATCTTCCATATGCAAAAGTATTGACACCAACAATGGTTGCATCTGCAACTTCAGAATCAATATCAGTGACCCCATAAAACTGAGTTAATGATTTAGATGTATATGAAGAAACCCCTACAGTATTATTTGGATATCTAAAATATAACTCACCAGTTGATCCAAATCCAACTGTAGAATCAACATCAATAAATGTAGATCCTGCGGATACTTTTCCTATTACTCTTGTGGACGGTTCTACAGTAAATTCTCCATATGTTGCACCATCTACGCCAGAATTTTTATTGTATCCCGCATCAATACTAAGTTTATAGAAAGTTTTTCCATAACCAACTTCTATTTTTTCAACACTAGTGATAGGTGCATATGCTTTTTTTATGTTACTATCAAACTTATATTCGTCTTGATATAATGTGGCATTGTCTAAGTTTTCAGGATTACCTTCAATAGGTTCAACAATTAAATTATTGACAATCCTATATTGAGCATTTGATGGAGAAATTAAGAAATCTCTTGGTTTAATTATTTTTACATCTTCATTATAAATTGCTCTAAACAAAATTTCAAAGGAATAATCAGTTCCTTTGCTTCTATAAAAATCTTTTGCTTGTTTTACAAAAATATTTTGATTTAGATTAGTGTTTAAATTCCTCTCTTCTAATCCGGGCAAAAATTGATGCTTTGCTTTTACTAAGAATTCCTTTAAAAATAAACAACTTAAATTTGTTATTGTCGACTGATCAAGGTGATCGTCAGAATCCGTTTCACTGAAAAGAACCTCCTCTTTATTCAATTCACTTCTGTATGAAGTTATGCCAACAAAACCTCTAATACATCCAGTAAAAGAAAAATTAGTTTTTCCTGTATAAGTTATTACCTCATCATCAATCTTCAGAAGACCATATGATTCTGGAAAACCATTAGTTCCTGTTGGAGACCCTGCAGGATCTACATTAATTGTTGTTGCATCAAAATCTAAATCACCAGAAAGAATAGCAACTTCTGATAAATTTGTAGTATTATCTAACTTAATGTACCTATCAATATTTTGAATTAAATCAATTGGACCACCTTGATATTCCTGACCAAGATAATACTGTTTTAAAAGTTCAGAAATTAACGGGTAATCCTCCCTAACATATGAGGGAAGTTGATTGGATACGATAGTATTAAACTGAACTCTTGTTTCTGACATTTTATGAATTTATCGTCTTTGTATTAGTATGAAGATGAACCTGATGATGATGATGCTCCACCAGTGGAAACCGATGTGGTAACAGATGTGGCATTTGTTCCACCTGTTGTTCCTGATGTCTGTGTAGTAACTCTAGATCCACCAGCAACTGTTACTATTTGAGTAGCTGGTCCACCCGAACGAACTAAATTGCCATTTGCATAACTAGAAGAAACGATGTAAGTAGAAGCAGATGGATCTAATCCAGATGTAACATCATCAACAACAGGTTCAAATAAACTGCTACTAGTATCTAGTTGCAAATAAAGGTCCTGTAATCCAATAACATCATTTGACTGTGGTGTTGCAGAAAATTCTAGTATTGGTTGCCCATCTTTTCTTTTTGCTCCTGTTATATTAATGGGATTTATTGTAATGACACCATTTTCGTAGTTAATAAATCCAGCATCTCTTCTAACTATAACGGGTGATTGAGATCCTTGATTAGGTAATGTAAAAAAGAATAAAGTTCCAGTTCTTCTATTAGTATCTGGAATATCTGACACATAAACCGTTTCTTGTATGCCAGCAACAGTAATTCCACTTGACTTTATATTGTAACCACTCATAGATTTAATATAGAATTTGTTTCCAAATCCAATTTGATATTCTACAAAGGTATTTAAGGTAACTCTCAAATCTCTTCTAATTGAAATCGTGGTGATGTTCGAAGTTATTGAATCATGAGAATCATCAATTAACTTGAGTAATTTACTATATTTTAATCTTGCCCCATACTTATTCACTTCACTTGATTCGGCATACTTATTAACATTATTTTGAACAGTACTTGATACAAAAGTTGCTGAAGGTGCTAAATTAGTATTGTAATAAATTTTGCTATTGATCTCAACATACAAATACTTCAGATCAAGCAATTCTGGTACAATTCCAGCAACTGAATATTTTTTTAATTTTTTCTTGATATTTTCTTTAATTAGATTAGGGATAAAATCTCCAAATCTAGGTTTAATACTAATAAAAACTTTTCCATATTGTGGTGGAACAAGTTCTTCACCACCAAAAACTGAGATAGACTCAGTTTCAGGATAAATTTGTGTTGGAATTAATGATTCATAATCATTTGCAGTCAATGCTCTATATTGAGATGCATAAATTCTTGGTGCAAATTTCTTAATTGATTCTACACCTTCAATTTCCTCTCCACCTCTAGCACTTAATCCAGTTGTTACTAGAGAAATTCCAGATGAAACAATATATTCCTGAGCATTTCTTGAATAGACTAATCTTCCTGCAAATGTAAATTGTCCGACACCATTTGCAGAATCACCATTAGATGCAATATAGTCTACAGTAATGTAATTATTGTCTTCAAGTTTTTTACCAAATAGACCATCTCCAAATAATACTTCATATCTTTCATCATCTGATTCTTGCAGATAATAAACAGTTGAATTTGGATTTACTTCAAATAGACTATCTTGACGACTATATTTTACACTTCTTGAAGAAGATTGATTTGGCCTGACTGTTACAGTCAATAATTCAGTATCTATTCCAATATTATCTAATATAAACTTTGTATTTGGATTTCTTGAACTATATGTAAAATTAGAAGTTAGTAAGCTTCCCTCATAAATTGAAATATTATTAAATTCTGCTATTCCATCATTTACAGGAACTGTTATATCTTCTAAAATTGAAAATACAAAAGACGAATTACCAAATCCACCTGCAGAAGTTGCTATAGGACCCTTCTTAACAGTAAGAGTTGATGGAGTTGGTGTGATATTGGAGGTATCAATAAAGAAAGTAATTACTCCAGTTGCTGCTTTTCTAGATTTTGGTAAATATCCAATATTTCTTGCTAAAGATACGACATTTTCTCTTAATGTCGCACTATCAATAAAAACTTCACTCGCAACCATATTGGCATTGTATGAAGTGATGTAAGTATTATATGCCAGGACATCAAGTATTGAGGAAAGGTTAGAACCCTCAAAATCATAGTCTGTAAAATTAGAGTTTTCTTTTAGATATTCTCTAAGTGTTGTTTTAACCTGGTTAAAGTCCAGATTAGTAAAATTAGCTAATGGCATTTCTTACCTTGTTGGTTGCAAAACGAATTGTAATTCTTGTGCTGGAACATCTGCTCCAATAATTTCATAAAGTATAGTTGCATTAAATTCATTCTGATCAAAATTGGGTTCCACCTCAACATTTCTTAGTTTTACCCTTGGTTCATAATTTCTTATTGAATTTCTGATCTCATTTTTTATAATGTTAGCAGAAATATCATTAATATTATCAAAAAGTGCTCTATTAATATTAGATCCAAAATCTTCGTTAAAAAATTTCTCTCCAGGTGAAGTAAAAACAATATTCCTTACCGAACGAGCAATCGCAGATTCATTTTTTAACGCAATTATATCACTTGTCAGAGGATGTTTCTGAAAAGTCATACTCACATCTTTGAAACCTTGACTAACTCGCTCTAATGGCACAAAATTACGGCAATTATAACTTATTTATCAAGGTATTTTGGGATTATTTACTCGTAAAGTGGTTCTGGACTAGTTTCACTTTCAAAAAATTCATTTTCTTCAATAGAATCTTTCTTTTTAGGTGTTAAATCATCATTTGAAATCTCACGAAGCATCTTTTGATGCTGGTGATTTGCTAAGTTGTCTAAAAAATCGTGTTCTGTAGTCATTTTTCCTCTTTTTCTGATTGTTCGTCTCTTTCTTTTGCGGTTTTCCAAAAATATTCATCCTCACGACCCATACCAAGTCGTTCAAAACCATTTTCAACTTGGTAATATTGAGTTGACACTTTAAAATCAGGCATTTTTGGTTCAACAGGTGTTAAACTATTATCAAAGATACGCATTCTATTGTTTGGATACAGTGCATACTGCCCATTCTCTAATTCAATTAGATTATGTGACTTATGTTCTGCAGGATTCTCACTTGTTGCATAATCAACTACCTCAGGATCTTGATGATAATTGTCTATTGTACAGATGTATGTACCTTTCTGGATGCCGAAGTCTCTTGTATACAATTCATAGTCCATAGAACCAATAAATTGCTTTGTAATTGCTACAACACCATAATCCATACAGTTCCAGAACTGTAGGTTAGGAAGGTCCATATCGGGGCTAGGTGCCTCTGGAGCAGACACAAACGCACTGATAGGTAGTTTATCATACATTGCTGCGTATTCAGGTAAATACGTCTCAAAATAAAAAGTGCGCCCAGGTATCGATTTACACGATACCCAGACGCCTTTAACGAATTCACCATGACCAGATTGATGATCAGTAAGATACTCTTTTCTTACCCATACTTCAACTGATGGAAGATTGCAAATAAGTGCTGCCATTATAAACTAATGTATCTTTACTTATTTAACCCCTTCCCTGTCCACGATATCTTTTCTTTGCCTTATTACGAGAAGTCGCGGATGTAAGAGTATTCTGCGAGTTTCCTTGACGAGTTTTCTTCGGTTTTGCAGGAACATAATTCCCACCATTCATAATTGCCATAATTTACCTCTTAAATAACACGAGTCTTTTCATGACCCACACGAATGCGAGGATCACACCAAATATCAAATCCTGCCTCTTTTGCATCTAAACAGAATGAGACATCCTCACCACACATGTCCTGTACATTCCCACTCTCAAAAACTTGCATCTTAGGGGCAAACCATGGATACTCTAGATTCTCAAAGACTCCCTTCTTGATCAATACCCATCCAAATCCTGTATAATCAACAGTAAATGGCTTACGACGTTTCTGGATGGATTCGACAGTTTCGTGATTCATCACTCCACCATTCTTACGGAAATCATCCTCTTCTAACCAATGTGCGACAGATGTTGTGTGTCCATCTTCAGTGGCATACCATCCACCAACGATCTCCTTCTCACTACCATCTTCTGCAATTGACATATCACATAACTGCCAGAACTTGTTAGTGTCAAATACAATGTCACTATCAATCCATAACTGATAGTCATACTCTAACTTACCATCCCATGGAATCTGATTCGGTCCACGCAATACATTGGCTCCTAAACACTTACATCGTGCAAAGTTAACCATAGATGAGTAATCCTGACTGATCTGAATACTCATCCCATTCTGTACCATATCAAAGCACAGTTGTACAAAGTTCTTCAGAAATATAAATGAACATCCTCTACCTGGTAGACAAAATACAATTGTCTTACCTTTCATTCTTTCTTTGATTGCTGCAATGTCCCACTCTTCCGTCTTCTTCGGTTTTGGGGCGTTTGCTTTAACAGTAAATCCTTTTGCCATAAGTTTGAATAACCTTCAGTTCAATTCTACCAGTGTATATGTATCTTGTCAATATATCCCTTTATAAAATTAGTAGGAATCACCTCCATCTGGTTCTCCCCTACTCACTGCATTGACACCCCCATAGTGGTGCCTTATACATTCCTCATATGACAAATCCTCAAGTGTATAATCGGTGTGTAATAAACCAACCATACCATTGAGGGAGTTCCATGTATTATTAAATTGTTCCTCACTTAAATTGTTATATAAACATTCATTCTTTGCATAAATGTGATAAACCTTTTCCATAAGAATTTTTTGCCCGGATTTTTTTTAGGGATTATGAATTCGACTTTCGCATTATATATCAAGGTCGATCTGTCACCTCTGTAGGTTAGGGTAGTATGCCTTTTTTATATACGGCAACGCGGCACGCAACATAATAACAACGAACCGCAATAACTGTCGATTCACTGATGCTCTCCTCCATCATAACACAGAGGGAGACTGATGTCAACCCCCGTGCCACAAAGTATCAAATAGGACTGCTAATCTACCACCGGACAGGATTACTCAGGTCCTCTACGTAACTATCGATCACCTGCTCATTTCCCTCCATTTCAAAGAGAGTCTCCCAATCAATGTTATGCGGGTTGAAGTCTTCTAGAACCTCAATGTCCAGAGTGATTCTGTAACGTTGCTTCTGTGCCTGACTGATAGCGACTGACATAAGTGTGCCCCGGTGGTGATGACTTTACTAGTATAGAATGCCTGAGTGATATTGTCAATCTTCCAATCAGTATTTATAAGAAACACTCATATTTTTGTGTTGTCAATCCCTGGTAAAACTTATGAGTGCCCCCTTGACATTTCTCGGAGGTTCGTGATAGACTGCTGCCTAAGATCACAAGACCTGAGCACATTTAAATACACACTTTTCCACAGAAATATACCTTTATCCACAAGTAAATGATACCTTTTCCACAGACATGTTGATAACAGTATAAAATAGCAAACCATATTTATAATACCATTTAAAAACGTTTTTTAATGAATTAGTGTATTAATTGATACAAAAAAGAGAGGAATTACCCTCTCTATGTGATATTCAGTTGTGTGTCTTATCTAATCAGTACAGAGCAGCAATTGCCTCCAAGATGAGAAGAATATCGTTACCATTCTCTGCTGATTCAAGAGCAAGGAAGAGATCAGAATTAGACATTTGAAAGTGTTAGTTAGTGGGTGTGTTTGTTCTAGGTCTTATGCTGAATACTGTGCTGCCTAGGTGTTACTTAAGAGGATAACATATCAGATAGAACATCTTCTCCATAGCAATCAATAATCTCTTCTTTTAGATCATCCATATCATAATCTTTCAGATTCTGTTCAATACTTTCAACAGCAAAAGTAATCAAAGAATTCATATCCATTCCCTCTACAATCATCTCTGCATAAGTGTTCTTCAATTGATCGATTTGATTGAGTGTCATCATTTTAGAAAGTGTGAGTGAGTGTTACTTAGTGACTATGCGAATGTATATCCGTTAGTAAATGTTTCGTTCTTGAATACATTCTTTCCATTGATTGCACCAACAAAAAGTCTTACATACCATTGAAAGTTTTTCTGAAATACTCCCTCTCCAGCAATACAAAACTCATTACAGAGTGCATTGAGTCTTGATTTAGTTGTGGTTGATTGATAACCACCATCAAAGATTGTCATCGTATCATCTGTCACTTCTGCAATCTTGTTACCGTGGAGACGTACAACAGAGACGTTTTCTTCTTCATTAAAGTGAACAGTTGTATTAGCAT